GCCTGAGCAAATGGCCGCTGCCAGCTCAGTGCGCAATGCCAACCTCTTTTTCGCTGACCGATCGGGCGCAACCGTTGGGCGCATCCGTTCCCTGGCTCGCCGCCACAAAATGCGCTACGGCCTGGACCTGCTCGTCGTCGATTACCTGCAACTCATGGACGGCGAAGGGGGTAACCGTACCGAGCAAATCAGCAGCATCAGCCGTGGCTGCAAGCTGCTTGCCCGCGAGCTGCAAATCCCTGTCGTGTTGCTCAGCCAGCTTTCACGCAAGTGTGAAGAACGCCCAAATAAGCGGCCGATCCCCTCCGATCTTCGGGAATCTGGCGCGATTGAGCAGGACGCGGACGTAATCCTTTTCGTTTACCGCGACGAGGTTTACAACGAAAACTCCGACGCCAAAGGCATCGCGGAAATCATCGTCGGCAAGGGCCGTGACGTTGAGACCGGCACCGTCCGATCCGCCTTCCTGGGCCAGTACAACCGGTTCGAAAACCTCGCCGCCGGTTGGAAGCCAGAACCCACCGAAGCTGCACCCGCCAAGGTAACCCCACTGTCCAGCCGATACGGCAACAAGGAGCGTTTTTGATGAGCGACTACAGCGAATTGGAGCGTCGCGCACAGGCGGCCATTGACGCCATCGGCACACTGTCTCGCGCCAGGCAGGAAAGGGAATTCAACGACGTATGCACCCCGCAGGTGGTCAAGGCCCTGATCGCCGAGAACAAGCGACTGCAAAAACTCATTTCTTGGCAGGGAGAGGGGAATAACAAGCTTGAGGTGAACGCCGGTCCGCTGATGAAGCATATGGACGAGCGCGACCGTCTACGCGCCGAAGTCGCCGGCCTCAAGACCGGCTACGAAGCCTACGAGCGGGTGAATGCTGAGTTGAAGGCTGAGTGCGAGGCGTTGCGTAAGCTGACCGTTGAGCTTCGTGGCTCAGCTGAGTGCCACAACGTGCACCATTGTAAGGCCGAAGAGCATGAGCTGGGCGATCCCTGCAAGGTGCTTGCGCGCATCGACGCCGCCATGGGCAAGGGAGACCGGCCATGAGCACAAGGAAGCTCCATCCCTCCGACAAAGCCAATGCCCCATGGAGCCGGGAGTGTTTTTACTCCATGCCGAGCAGCGTGACTCTGAAAAAGAAAAAGGCGAATAAGAGGGCTCGGCCATGACCGACAAGATCAGCGTCAACAGCGCCACCAAGCTCTCAGAGGCCATCAACGCCCTGACAGCCATGTACCGGGAAAAGAAGTTCGTCGTCGTCTCCCTGCGCCCAGGCAAGGACCGCACCCTGGATCAGAACGCCCTGTGGTTCGCCCTGTACCAGCGAATCGCCCAGATGACCCAGCTCGGTGACGTGGAGGACGCCCGCCGGTACTGCAAGCTGCACTTCGGCGTGCCGATCATGCGCGCCGCCAGTGAAGACTTCCGTCACGGCTACAACATGGCGCTGCTCAACCTGCCATATGAGACCAAGCTCAGCTGGATGGGACCGTGCGCACTGTTCGGCCCGGACGGCTTCCCGGTGACTCGCCTGTTCAATCGCGCCCAGGGCATCGCCTACACGGACCAGATCGTGGCCGAGTTCAGCGCCAAGGGTGTGGTGTTTACTGATCTGCTGGGCGAGGTGGCGGCGTGAGCAAGACATCCCAGCGCAAGCGCCAGGCGTACGAAGAGGGTCACCGTGATGCTAAGAGCCGCAACGGGATCAGGTATTCGCGCCATCCATTCATGGATGCGTACAGAGCCGGATATCGGGATGGTTTGGATGCTTCCAAGCCGAGAACCTTGCTTCAATGGTTCCGCGAGGTATTTGCATGAGCCTCCAAGCCAAACAACCCCGCCCAAAGAAGTGCAAGAACCCAGCATGCGGCGAGAAGTTCGTCGCTCAACGCCTGGGCCAAGCCGTATGCAGCCCCAAGTGTGGCCTCGCCATCAAGGACGTAAACCAAGACAAAGCCCGCAAGGCCATCGCCGAGGTAGGCCGCAAGGAGCTGAGAGCGGCCAAGGAGCGCGTAAAGCCGAAGGGGCAGTACATGCGTGAGGCTCAGGCTGCGTTCAACGCTTGGATACGCGCCAGAGACGCCGCCCAGCCATGCATCAGTTGTGGTCGTCACCATGATGGCCAATACCACGCCGGGCACTACCGCACAGTCGGCTCAAGCCCAGAGCTTCGCTTCGAGCCGCTCAACGCGCACAAGCAGTGTGCACCCTGCAACAACCACAAGTCCGGCGACATCGTGAACTACCGCATAAGCCTGGTAGTGCGCATAGGGCAGGACAAGGTGGAATGGCTTGAAGGGCCGCATGAGCCGCAGCGCTACACCATCGACGATCTCAAGGCCATCAAGGCCGAGTACCGCGAAAAGCTGAAACAACTCTTGGGGGAAGCAGCATGATGACCATCGACGTGCGTACAGGCGTATATCCCGAGGGTTTGATCGTTACCGAAGTGATTGACGACATCGGGACTTATCGTGAACGCATCGTGCGCCAAGTGCTGAATACGAAGGAACAGCAGGTTCGTGAAGCGCTAATCAAGCTTGGTTGGACTCCGCCAGAAGGTGCGACAACCGACTCTGCCTCGCGCGCGCACGCGTTTGGAGGCTAACCATGCTCGCCCATGCGGAGGTGCGCGTTGACTGGTTCCAGGTCATCAACGGGATTCTGCGTGCTGGGTATTCGATCCAGTCGGCGGCGGAGGTGATCAAGGTTCCGCGTTCAACGTTGATCGGATGGAAGCAGGGTGCAGAGCCTCGGTATACGGAGGGTGAGCGCCTTGTGTCGTTCTGGGTCCAGGCTACGGGCCGGGACCGTAAATCATTGCCCATGGTCGCGGTAGGGGACTGGTGGGCTTATCACTCGAAAGCATGAGGGAATACCGATGAAACACGAAGACGAACAACGCGTAATTGACCTGGCCGATGCTGCAGGTCGGGCTATGAGCAATGGCTTGCTTGGCCTGTCCGCCAAGCTGGCTGCCGAGGCTGAGAATTTGTTGCTGCAAGGCAGTGGCCAATCGTTCCTGGCCTATGGCGAACGTCGCGGGTTGAATATGGATCTGTTGCTCCCGCCCGGCCGCACCGTAAATGGCGAGCACCGACGCTATGAAAGCGAGAAAACCCAAGAACTATTCGATTGCTGGCTTGCTGCTCGCGGGCAGAAGGTGTGGACTCCGCCAACTGATGGCGCAACGCCAGTCAAATAGTCGGGATTCCGACACCTGACAAGAACGACTCTTAGCGTCATCGCAGCCCAGCCACCTCGCGCTGGGCTTTTTTTTGACTCTGGAGGCCAACCATGACGGCACCAGACAGGAGTAGCAGCATGGCCAACCCAGCACCCGAAAGCATCGTAGAGGTCGTTGGCGCGTCAGTCGCCAGCAAGGGGATGCTTACGGGCGGCGCCGTGGGGTTGGTTGGGTTCTTCTCGCAAGTGAACTGGATAGGCGTGTCGGGCGTTGTGATCGCGGTACTGGGCCTGCTGACAAACCTGTACTTTCAGGTGCGCAAGGATCGACGCGAGTCCATCGAAAGCGCCGCGCGCATTGAGTCGTTGAAAGAGCGTGCACGTTCATGAGCCCCCAACTGCGTCAGCGCATCGCCGTAGGAATGCTGAGCATCAGCGCCGCCGGCTTCGCTACCTGGCAGGCCAACGAAGGCTTGACCACCACCGCAGTAATCCCCACACAGGGCGACGTGCCCACCATCGGCCACGGCTCGACCCGTTACGAAGACGGCTCGCCAGTCCGCATGGGCGACACCATCACGCCCCAGCGCGCCGAGATCCTGGCCCGCAACCTGAACAGCCAAGCCGAGAAGCAGTTCGCCGCGTCACTGCCGGGTGTCACGCTGCATCAAACTGAGTTCGATGTGTACATGGACTTCGTGGGCCAGTACGGCATTGGCACCTGGCTCAAGGGCTCACCGCGCCGTGACCTGCTGGCCGGGAACTACGCCCAGGCTTGCAACGACCTGCTCAAGTACAAGTACGCCGCTGGGTTCGACTGCTCCACGCCGGGTAACAAGCGGTGTGCTGGAGTCTGGGCTCGGCAGTTGAAGCGCCATGCCAAGTGCATGAGCGTGCAGTAATCCCCAACCGCAGAGGTAATACCCGTGAACGATCAATCGATTGAGCAAGAAATCCAGGCCAAGGGCCTGACCGCGCCGCGCGTCACTCCGGCGGACCTGCAAGCCAATATCAAGGGGTGTGTCTACTTCACCGCCCAAGATGGTGTGCAGGGCAGTGATCCACATATGGCGCAATACACCGACAAGTCGCTGGATCTGCTGACCTTCTGTGTCCTGGTGCTGCGCAACGGTTTCACCGTCACCGGCGAGAGCGCATGCGCCAGTCCTGAGAACTTCGACGCGGAGTTAGGCCGCAAGATCGCCCGCCAGAACGCCGAGCAGAAGGTATGGCCGCTGATGGGCTACGCGCTCAAACAGCAACTGTACGCCGAGTCCTGACCGTGGGCGCCATGGCTCGCTATCTCGTTGCAGGGCTTGCCATGGCGCTTGTTCTGGCGTTGTGGCGTCTCGATCATGTCAGCACCAGCCTTGCCGCCGCAACGCAGCGTGTGAGCGAGCTGGAGACCGCCAACGCATCACGCCGCGCCACCCAGAAGCTGCTGACCCAGCTCGACACCGACAACACGAAGGTACTCACCGATGCTCAAGCCCAGAACAAAGCCCTGCTTGCTCGCCTTGGCACTGGCGCTCAGCGGCTGTCAGTCCCAGCCAAGTGCCCCGTCGTGCGAACCAGCCCAGGCCCCGGCCGCGTGGATGATGCAGAAGCGCGCGCCGAACTTGACCCAGCGGCTGGTCAACGAATTGTCGGCATCGCCAACGACGGAGACGAAGCAATCA